ATGTTTGTACCTAAGCGTGGTGATATTTGCTGGCTGGATTTTGAGCCGCAGAAAGGAAAAGAGATCGGAAAGTATCGCCCGGCACTCATACTATCCCATGAGCAATATAACCGACTCACCGGGCTTGTCATATGCTGCTCCATAAGTACGAGCATACGAAATGCTCCCACAGAAGTTCCGGTAACAAATCTGGACGCCCCCAGCGTGGTAGCAACCACACTCATTCAAACCCTTGACTGGCGTCAGCGGAAAGCGCGCTTAATCACAGAGGCAGAAGATGGGGTATTTAATGATGTGCTTGAAAGAGTCATAACCCTGATTGGTGGAGAGCATCTGCTTAAGTAAAAGGAGGGCTGAGAAGCCCTCAACGTTACCGGAAATTTCCTTGCTATTCTTTCCAGTCAATCCCATCCAGTAAGCACCCTGCCTCATATTGCCCCACCACCCAGTCAAGGTTACAGGACTCATAGAACGCGAGGCGATTATACTGAGGCTCGTTTTTTACCAGGCCACGAACGGAACCACGCTGCCAGTACAGACACAGATTGGCAAGAGGTGTGATCAATACAGCATTGTCCGGGAAAAATGGAACGGTCACAGCCGGGAGATTCCCCAGAACGGGATTTTTAATGATTTCCTCGTTAAGCAAAATTTCCTGATTCATCTGCGATGGATCAAGACGGTTTATCAAAGGCCATTGCTTACGGACCAGCGTATTGTGACTGCATACGGCCACAATGCCTTCCTGCCACTGTTCATCAATCATGGATTGCCAGGCATCCAGAACGAGCGCATCTATCGTATGGTGTGTACCGCGTGTATTACTTTTCGGTGATGAAACAGAAAGGCCGCTGATAACCCTTCCCGCCGCTTCATTTCGAAACTTCTGCAACCAGCCCACGCCGCAATCATCACGCCCCGGATATGTTCCGGGATCTGATGTATCGGCATAGTGCGTACCGTTAAAACCAATCTGAATCAAATCCAGCCATTTCCGGCGTTCAAAAGCAGCCCGTGCGCTTCCTTCAAGACCGTTTGCGGATGTGTGAGCATCAACATTGTCGTAGTTCAGCGCAAAATCAAAATTAACCTGCTCGCAGCGGTAGCCCCTTGAAACCAGTGAATGCGCCTGTAGTGGCGAACGGCGCTCGTGAGGTGGCGATGTACGTGCCAACGGCCCCGAAGCGTCTACCAGCACAACCCGACCTGATATATCCGTAACAGGCACGGGAGTTATTTCAGCAAGGAAATTTGCCTGCCATCCACTGGCAAGCGTTGCACTCTGGCGGGGAACGGGTTCAACTTCTGACGAATAGCGCGCAGTGTCACCAGAAAAGTGCAAATCCTTCGGATGCTTTCCGGTTATCGACTCGATAGCGCAATTGAAAACCATCTGAGCCTGTTGATTTCGTTGTGATACAACAGAATCAGCAGTGCAATTATAACGCTCAATGCCGTCGTTATTACCCCCACCGCTTGCAGTATGCAGGGTGTGAAGCTCAAGCTCACGCTCCAGTTTTTGATATTCATTGTCCAGCGCGCGACGCGTCTCATCGCTTATGCTTGCTGTGTTTGCTTTCAGGCGATTCCGGGACATTAATCCCCTGAGTCGGCTCACTATATCAGCGCCGTGCAAATGTGGAGTATTCAGACCGCCCATTACTGCCACCCCCGGCAGAGTTCTCTGCCCTCCGCAAGGTCGCGCATTTTTTCTGGATTCTGTCGCGCCGCGCTCCATTGTACAGGTGAAGGGGCGTTCCTGATTGCGCGGCTTACCGAATCCGGGAGTTTCTCCGGGCAATAACGCAGCGGGCTGGAGGTGTCGCTTTCGGTATCGTTAATCCGGCCGCGAATCATCCCGACACTTTCAGCAGTATCTGTCGCTTTCAGTGTTTCGCATATTTTCTTTTCTGCGTTATACAGCGGCTGGCCAAGCAGCTCACATAAACCACGAATCAATAACAGAGCAGGGGTCAGCTCGTTAATCAGTTCGGGAAGTGCTTTTGCAAATATCTCTGCCCGCAACTTATTATCAATGCTTTCGTAAGCACAACCAGCCTCTGCCGCGTTATAACGACACTCCAGTAGCCTGATGCGCGCCTCATCATGCAGCACCCGCAGACGCTCAAGATTTTCTCGCGCCACACCCGCCTGAATGGATAATTTCGCGGAGGCTTCCGTTTTTACGCCCAGCGCAGACAGGATTGAGTTCTGCCAGTCACGATCGAGAGATTCCAGCTCCCCTTTCGTCTGTTCGATAGTTGCTTCCAGATTGGTGATTAATGATTCCTGTTCACTGAGTTTTGCCATGGCTGTATCAAACTGTGCTTTACATACCTGATGTTCGGCGCTTGCCTGAGTTATATCCATTATTTGCTCCTGTAATACATTTTTTTACTTACGCCGATTTTTTCCATATTGCGTAATACATTCCAGCCGATTTTGTTCTCGTAATACGCTCACAATACTGTTGTATTACGCTTTCTTGTATCGCGGGTGTTAAATCCCGGCATAAACAATCAGGGAGGCAACACTATGAAAAAACAAAAGAAAATGCGATGCGTATTACGCTGTATTCGTATCCCGCACGAAATCGACCATAAAATAAATCAGATATGTCAGGACAGAGAGATGAACTACTCCCAGTGCGTCAGAATGTTTATCAGTCAGGGAATTAAGGCCGGGGAAACGCAGGAAGAAGACTGCAACGGGCGCAATGTAGCGGGGGATGTGTGGGCCTGGGCAAATGACCAGAACCACACGACGTAATACAGAAATAACGCAGCCGGTCACACTCGCTGGCTGTGTTATACAAATCACTATGAAGTTTTCGACTTCCTGCGCTTAGTAATGCGTACAAACGACTCAAGCGTACAAAAACAAGCCCCACACTCAATATTATTGCACTGGTAATACGTTCTGTAGATGTTTTGTTCGTGTTCTTCCAACGAACGACCACGGGTGCGGGCTGAAGCGCCACAGGCCGGGCAAGGGAAAGACATATCACGCTCCTCTTACTGGTGTGAAATTTAACCTATTATATCTTCTGCCGCCCCCCTCTGGCTGTATCAAATAAACCCGCAGCAGTCGCCGCGTATTACGCACGGGCGCGCCGTTCCCATGCTCACTCGTCACATTCCCCGTATCAGTTCTCTCTTGCCGTAAGAACGGCTCTGGCTGGCGATAAAACTAACCCGGTCGGGGCATTCCCGCAGCCTTTAGCGAAAATGTAATTTACCCCCTGAAACGCGTGCTGTTCCCCCGTCACCTGCGCGCGAAAAACTCACCGTTTTTTGTGCACGCACGAAATCGCCCTCCGGGCGCGCCAGTACTGGGCCGGATGGGCAAAAAGTTACTCTAAAAAATTGTGCAAATTTGTGCACTTTTGTGCAGATGAACAATAGCGTCAAAAAGAGTGCTTTTGAGAGATTTTTTATGGCAACTGCGCCGCGTGTATTACGTTTTTTACCATCCCCGCCGCGCATGTACATACTTCATTTTTCTGCCAAACAACAGGGCAACTCCCCGTGACTGACAGCCCCCAAAAAATCAATGATTAATGTTGCATTTTTGTTAGAGGTCAGGCCAGTTGTTTTGGGGCTCTGCCTCAAAATCCGGTAGGGGGTGCGGAAACGGGTTACAAAGGTTACAACCCCCTAAAACACACTATAGTCATATGATTTTAAAACATATTTCTTGTAACCTTTTTGAGGTTACAGAAGGTTACACGAGGTTGCAGCTCTCAAAAACAGATTAATTATCAATTAATTATAAATTTAACCTGTAACCAACAGTAACCACTACATAAAGGTTACATGTAACCCTGTTGTAACCCGTTTGTAACCTTTTAAATGTATTATAATGTATTGATATATAATATATTTTTCTGTTTGTAACCTTTGTAACCCGTTTCCGCACCCCCCCCCGGATTTTAGCGCGACCCTTTAAAATGTTAATCAAACTCACTTATTCTGTATCTCTATCATTAACTCTCTGTTATTGAAATGTATCTCGCCATTATTTGACTCTTTCTGATAACCAGGGGGGAGAGCAAAAAAAATTGATGGCGACACCACTGCAATATGGCCTCCATCGCATTGCTGTTACCGTTGGCTTTGGCCAACAAAAAAGGCCAGTGGAAAACTGACCTCTTTTGCTGTGAATGTAGCGTTCTGCGGGTTACTCTGCTGGCTCTTCTTGTTCAGTGAATGCCATGTTAGCTATCGGGTTAAACCTCATGGCATCCGCCAGATAGTCGGGAGAAAAATGCGCGTACGTCATTGTCTGTTGAATCGTGGCATGCCCCAGGATTCGTTGTAACGTAACAATATTTCCGCCATTCATCATAAAGTGTGTGGCAAATGTATGACGCATGACATGCGTAGCCTGCCCCTTCGGTAAATCCGGCTTCACCTCCTGAAGGATCTCCCGGAACTTCAGATAATCAACCTGATACAACACCCCTGTCCGGTGGGTCTTAATCAGCGGCACGACCGAATCAGCCACAGGAACCGAACGGGATTTTCCGTTTTTGGTGTTAAAGAACGTCACCCGGTTGCCAATGATGTGCTCTCCACGTAGTTCCGATGCTTCACTCCATCGGGCACCAGTAGAAAGACACAGAATGGCAACACGACGCGCATCCCCCTCCAGTCGCTCAAGAAGCCGCTCAATCTCATCATCAGAAAGAAAGGCCATCTCTGTATTCTGAATTTTTAGCTTGCGTATACCGCGTACAGGGTTCGGGTTGTGAAAGACCTCAGCTTCAATCAGCACCGTGAACATGGTAGACAGAACGCACAAGTCACGATTAATGCTGGATGGCATTAAGCCGGCCTGTAATTTCTCTGACCGATACTCAAGCATAAATTTTTGCGTCATCTGGCTGGCACGCGGATCTCCCATTTCACGAATCACTTTCTCCATCCGAATCCTGTAGGTATCACCGTAAGCCTGGTTACGGCCATCAAGCATCCACCATATATCAAGCAGCTCTGATAATCTCCGTCGATCAGCAGGTTTAGCCAGCCATGGGTTGTTATGGAAATTCTGTAAAATATGTTCTTTGAAGACCTCCGCACTCCCTTTCCTGACAAAAATTTTACGTATCCGTTTGCCGTACGCCCCTTGGGGCCTGATATCGAGCAGCCATCGCCCATCATCCATCTTTCTGATCGACATACTTAAGCCCCCTCCTTGTTACTAAATATCCAGCATTTCAATACCTCCTTCTCTCTGGCCTCGGCTATTCCCCTCCCGGCGTTCGCCTGTCTGGATACCTCGCTACGGACGGGCTTGTATCCAATCAGCGATCGAGAACGGCCAGCCTTGAGAAGCTTTATCATTTCGGGATTGGTTTGGATCTTCACGTGGTGAACGGCGGCAACCTGCTCAAGTTGCGGGATACTGATGGCAAACTCATTCTGCCGTCCCTTGCCAAAATGATTTACGCCGTATGCTGTGATGCCGTCCAGATAGTCGAACGTCTCCCAGAACGCCATCACTTCCGGCAAGTCATCCATTACCGCTTTAGCCTGTTCCTCTGCCATTCGCTCCAGTTCCAGACATGTGGCATCAAGCCATTCATCCGGGATATCAATAACGCATTTCAGCGCCCTGACCAGCGCGATAAGTTGCGCGTGATTTTTGGCAATACGCTGATGACGAATATTTTCGCAACTATAAAGGCGGGTTGTCTCAGAATCCGAGAGTGCCATAAACGTCTCCATAATCGTCCGTTCCTGACTTACTGCCCGATGGATAAAACCTGATACCTGCTCAACGGGGTAAAGCTCCAGCCGTTTTGCTGCCAGTCGGCTATCTGGTGAGTGGCGTTTTTTATCGGTGTATACACGTACCAGGCGCTCAATAATTGCCGACGAGGCGTTTACCGTGGCATTTTGCGCAATCACGACAGCCCCCTTAAAAACGGGGTCATATGTGGCGTTATCATTGGTTTTAACGCCACGTACCCCAATACCACCACCGTTATAGAGGCTTTTCAGGTTATCGAAGTCAAACGCGCCTCTTTTTTGCGCATTGTCTCCCCGGTCTGCTTCAATCAGAACAACAGGTAATCCGGCGACCTGTCCAAAAGTTCGCTTCCAGCCTGATTCCGATCCTTTGGTTGGATCAACACCTTCATAGTTGTCACGGCCACACAAACGCCAACAAAAATCAATCAGCGTTGTTTTACCCGTTCCAGGCTCTCCGGTAATCTCAAGAAAAGGGTAAGACGTGTTTTTCTGCCTGATTTGTTCGCTGAACAACGAACCCAGCCAGAAGGCCAGGGTAATAATTCCCTTTTCACCAAACGCCAGCCAGAGATCTTCCACCCAGGATATTGTAAATTTATCCGGTTTTTTATAGTTAATCTGCAATATTGGTTTTTTATTCAATGGTTTTGCGTTTATGCCATCAATTTCAAAATAATCCTCTTCATTGATTTCGTAGGTTTTACCATTACAAACCGCGACATCATTAAACAGCCACGCGCCAATCTCTTTGTTGTATCCGATAAAATCCTGACCGATAACATTTTTTATTGCGGGAAGGTCATTTTTTATTAATGCATCAAGGTGCGCAGTCGTTCCGGTATAAATACCGCCTTTTGCCACATGCAACAGGCGTTTTTTAAATTCAGATGCGGATGTTAATTGTCCTGATGTAAAGGTGTTTTTCACCGTAGCACCATCCGGGAACGTAACACGGAAGTAATACCAGGCTTCATCCGTATCATTATTTCGAATGTAATAAAGCGGCGCTGGGTTACAGTTTGCGATTTCTTTTACAGTACCGGATTCCTTAAGTGCAATTTTGCGCGCTTCATCCTCATCAACATTTCGCTCATTCTTGGCACGCTCAACAGCCTTCATATAGCGCTCAATGTCCAGTTTGAACCAGAAAACACGGTTATCAAAGGTAAAATGAAATTCCTTCCGCTCACAAAAGGAAAATATTATCAGCGCCTTATCTCTTGGGGATTTCGCCAGTAATAAATCACCGTAATAACGGTATCTTTTTACATCATGGCTACGCAGCTTTCCGGCGGTGTGTAAATCATTCCAGTCGCGTTTATTGCTGTTTTTACCCGGTAACGCCGCCGCCGTTCTCCAGCCGTCTTCGGCGCTGCGTTCTGCATGTTTTTTCGCGTAACGCTCACCTGCACGCCCGTTATCCAGCGCCCACACAATAACCGGACGGGGATTATCTCCGCACTGCTTTGCCAGTTCTTCCAGCGCCTCATCAGGATAATTCACGGCAGACATGACAGAAACGGCCGCAATGCCATTCTGGTTAAGGCTGATTGCATCAAAGACACCCTCACAAATCCAGATTTCCTTGGCCCTGCTTAAATCTGTTCCCGGATAAGCCCACCACAGCCCCTTGTAGCTGCCGGAAAAATTCGCCTTCCGTTCGAAGCGTTCCGGTCGGTCTATGATGCGCTCCCACCACACGCCGTCAGCCAGTGTAAAACGCACGGTAGCGGCCTGTTCGCCGCTTTCCTTGTCCTGGTATCGCTCCTGAGTGAATACCCCTTTCAGTGGCTCCACAGCAATATTGCGCGCCTCCTGAAGATAAGCTGCCGCCGCTGCATATGGCTCGTCTTTCGTGCTGATATAGCGATCTGACCATGATGAAAACACATCCGGGTAAAGTTCTTTGGTTAGCAGGTCTGTACCGCATTTATTTTCACGCCCGCAGTGTACGATGTACGGCTTCTCAAGGCTGGTAAACAGCTCTTTCTTTCCACATTGTGGACAAACACCATATCGGAGGTAGTTATTTTCTTCTTTGAAGTTGTAATCACGGATAAGACGGTTAATAATCTCTTTTCTGATGTCAGATTTCATATATAAAACTCCACCCCACTGCACCTTTTGCAGTGGGGTTTTTATTAATTACTCGTTGCTTATTGCTTTGGCAATCCCGGCGGTTTCGGCGCTATGCCATGAAAAAATTCCGCCGGATGAATGCATACCAGATTTTATTGATTGTAATTCCCTATAAATAATGTTAGACAGAGATACAATTTCTTCATTTATAATTTCTGCTGATGCTCTACCATTTTTATCGCCAAAGACCACAGATATTAAACTGACGAGATTAATCACATCTGTGAGATCTTCCTTTGCACTTTCTGTAAAAAAGCCAGCATATTCTCTATCTAAAAAAATTTCGCTATTCTGACGTTTAGACATAAAAACTCCCCGACCCGTTAAGATCGAAATATAAATTTAATTCAGTTATCAGTTGGTAATTAAGGAATCAGGCGGAAAGCTGCGTAACCTTCAATGCCCTGAAATGTGTCATTCCCAGCTCTTCCAGCCCTTCGGCTGCGCGGCGTATGGCTTCGCCCGGTCCTGTTCCGTATACCGTTGCATGTGCATGTTTGGTTAACCCACGTTTATTAACGGCATAACCCAACACAAAGAAACGTTTTTCACCACTGCCATTATTTTTACGGGATATTGAACGGCTTTTCATTTCTTCACCTTTACCACTGATGCTGTGAATTCTTCTTCTGGCAATTGATATTTCGGCGCAATTTCTTCCGTATACCTGATAGCGTCCCTTGCCGCTTTTCCTTTTGATTTATATTTACGTATCGTGTAGAAGTTTTCTTCCTCTCCTGTTACCACATTACGCAATTTAATATGAATCTCGTACATCGTTACCCCTCCATGATTTTTACTGCGCATTTGTGGGTTAATCGCCCCTGTTTGTCATTGCGGGAATATGCCATACGACAGGCATCACGCCATGCATCGTCATAAGTCGGATATTCCCAGGAATGAATCATCTGGCGAACGTCGCCGTTCTGGTAGTTAATCAGGGTGATAAGGAGCTTAAACATGGCACGCCTCCCGGACACGGATACGGGCAACAAAGACCAGACGGGATGCCGGAAGCATGGCGCGCGCTTCGCGCTCACTGGCAGCGGTAACGGTATGAAGGCGAATATTTTTACCGTGGCACTGCATAAAGCGCCAGATAAAATCAGGGCGTGTTGATATAGCCATTTTGGCGGCTCCTTGATTAAGTTTACGGAGTCTCGCCAGCACGCTGCTAAACATGGTGGCGGGACGTAACAGGGTTAGCAGACTGGCAATCAAGGAACCAGCGAGCGCAAAGGCCCCCCCATTCCGCCCCGCCATAATACGGGGTAGGGTGGAATTACGGGCACAAAAAAACCGCATTACGGAAATATAGCGGCTACCCGCTTGATTGTTCAGGCTGCTAAACCCGGCACCCGCTTTATGAGGTGCGGGCAAACGATACGCCATGACAAAAAAGCGAGTCAAGCAATATTGCAAATTATTTTTGCTCACTTGCGCTGAGTGATTGATTTTTAAGAGTAAAAAAGCCATAATTATTTCTGCCTATTATTCTTAATGTCAGATCCATCGCGTACTACTGACTGGTTGGCTCGCTAGCTTTAGCGAGCTTCTTTTTTTGACTCTGCTGCCAGTACCCGGCCTCCTTCCCTCACATGTAGCAATGTGCCCGCTCCAGTCAGCAGGATAATGCTGTATTCCCGGACATCCGGTTATGATGTTTAAAGCGTTTGTTTGTTTATGCCTCGTGGAGAATATACCCACGTCGCCATTACTTGTATTTATCATAACAGTTCACCCAATCCGGTTAATGTAACCGGAATAACTCAATTTTATACTCTGTAAATAAATGTTGATTTTAAACTTAGCTCCTTGAAATATATTTCTTACGTGTGACGTACAGATGAAAATATCCCTCTGATAGTCCACTTTCTTTTATTTTGTTATATCTGTTTACTCCGGTTTCCTTAACAAGGGTAGAGCATCTTTTAAACCATGAATGCATCTTTGGTTAAGTGATGTTTCTTATTGTATGAAGTGTTTAGGCGCATATCGCGCCATGCTGACTATAAAATGAAAATAATTAAGCCTGAAAACGTTGTTGTTTTCTTTCTTCTATCCAGTCGATAATTTCTTCTTCAACCCATGCAACCGCACGAGGGCCTATTTTTATTGGTTTGGGGAAGATATCAGATTTTATATCTTCGTAAATTCGAGCTCTTGATCTCCCTGTGATTTCAATGACTCTGGGGAGTCTTATTAATTTTTGAATCCGCCTTTCGCTGGTCTGTGAGTATGCTGACATATTGGCCTCCTGTATATGCTGAACACTTTACGTTAGCTCACAGTGGGAGCATGTAAGATCTCGCGGTCGTCTGCGGGACGAGAAAAATCATAAACAACGAAAAGCGGATTTGTAAATCAGGTCGATTTTCAGATGGGGTTGACATGGACAGTTAGATTTGTTCCATGCGTGAAATATACATTTAGAGCCACTTTAAACCGCCAGAAAGCGACAAAGAATAACAAGTTAGTGCCAGAAAGGTTTGCTGACTTACCCTTTCAGGCACCAGGAAAGCCCGTTCCGGGGGGATGCAATGCTTGCGAACGCTGGAATAGTGGATTCTGAAAACAAAAAAAGAGTTGAAAATGTGATGCATATCAAAAAACAATATCGATAAAACAGTTTGATTTTCTAGTTTTTATCAAAAGAACTGGTCATTAATTAAAAACACATTAAAAATCAAATAGATATACTTGGTTTTGAGGCTAAAAAATCACTAGGTGCTTTTAGTAGTGTCTTATTCTATTGATTTTAAAAGATAAAAAAATCGGCGTGTCCACATATTGTCCACGCCTTGAGTTTAATTCAGCCGCTTGGGGTAGTTTAGTTTGTTGAGTTGATTCAGTCTGTTTCGTTAGCCCATTTAAAATCATAGGGGGCAATATATGCCGTCTTGCAGGTGTCGAGATAATCAGCCCACCATTGCAACATTCGGCGGCGTTCCTGCATATGTTCAGCTCTGTGAACGTATGCAGCCCGGACACTGCCTCTTTCCCTGTGACTCATCTGAAGCTCAACGGCTTCTCTTGTCCACCTGCCTGACTCTGTCAGCGCCGAACAGGCCATGGCCCTGAATCCGTGACCACAAATATCTTTTTTTGTGTCGTATCCCATGTGGCGTAATGCCTTGTTAATGGTGTTTTCGCTCATTGGTTTTATCTGGTAATGGTCGCCGGGGAAAATAAACACTTCATCACCGGATATATTTCTTATATCGTCAAGAAGCTGCATGGCCTGAGTGGGTAAAGGGATGGCGTGAGGGGTTCCCATTTTCGTTCCACGATATGAATATTTTACGCCTTCTATTTTTTCGCGTTCTGCTGGTATTACCCACATTGATTTATCAAAATCAATTTCATTCCAACGAGCAAAACGCAATTCACTTGAGCGAATAAAAATTAATAAATTTAATTTTAGTGCAAATTGCGTTAATAACCGTCCATTCATCTTATAGTGGTAATCATTTATTTTGCCAAGTAATTCAGGTAATCGCTCAAGGGGAAGAGCAGGGCGATGTTTGGTTTTATTAGTTTCGATTGCACCGTTTAGCTCCTGCGCTGGATTGTATTTAATCATTCCATTCTGTACAGCGTAGCGCATAATGGCGTTCATTCGCTGCTTGTTACGTGATGCTGTCTCAAGCACTCCTTTATCTTCCATTTTGCGTAAAGGAATCAGTAGATCCATGGTTGTGATCTCGTTAATTGGCCTTTTACCTAGAATGGGGAAGATGTGGTTTTCCAGGTCTTTTAAGACTTTTTGCGCGTGTAATTCGCTCCAGCCCTTTTTCCGGCTGTGCCACTCTCTGGCAACGTCTTCAAAAAGCACTATTTGAGGTTTTGGCGTGTGCAGTGGGTCAATGCCTTTAGCCAGGCTCGCCAGATATTCATCACGAGCGTTCCTTGCCTGTGCAAGTGTTACGGCAGGATAAATGCCTAAAGCTCGGGTCGTTTCTTTACCGTTGATAACCTTGCGAAAGCGCCAGTATTTTGAGCCGTTGGGGTGAACATAGAGATACAGCCCTTTCCCGTCTCGAAGTTTTTTAATTTTGTTGTTGTCCTTATCTGGTTTGGCGTTACGTACAGCTACATCAGTCAGTTTCAT